CAAATCTTGTACGGAAACCAGTAATATCGTTATTACCAATAGTAGCAACATCAAAAGTTGCATTACCACCACCACCTGAAATTGTAATAGTTTCGTCAACTGCATATCCAGTACCAGCAGCATTGATAGTTACTGCAGTAACAGCACCTGCACTCGCTGTAATATCTACAGTTAGACTAGAACCCCCGCCACCAGTTGTAGCAACACCTGTAGCAGTTGTATATCCAGTACCACCAACAATGGTGTCTACAGTAAGAACATCACCTTGAGTCTGGTCAATATTAACTGTGGAGGACTCAATAGGTCGGGAATCATTTAAAATCCAATTTGCGCCAAATCTAATATTACTAGATCCATCTTTACCAAAGGAAGATTTTGCATCAGTTAATTTATAACTGTGTGCTGCTTCCAGAGTACCAACATCTCTACCATTAATATCAAGGATTTCACCATTAGAGAAAACACCAGACACATGCTCAAGATAAATGTAATGTGACCCATTACCAGTATCCGCAATATATCCTGTAGCACCAGATGTTTTACCAGTAACTCTAGTTCCAGAAACATATGGAGTAACTGCATTAGCGATGTTTAACACCGTAAACATCTGAGCATCGAAGAACCAAAGATCATAAACACCATCAGCAATTGACGGTTCAATTCCGAACGGTGATGTTGCTGCTAAAGCAGTGCTAGATTTTTGTAATTGAATAACTCTACATCTACCGATTCTATTAGCACCAGTTTTTACTGCATTAGTTACATTTGGTTCCCAATCGTCATACAGATCAAGAATCTGATATGCATCACTTACACCATCACCAGAAACTTCTGGCCATCCATATACATCATACACTTTGATAAAGTTGCCAAGATTGAAGTTGACAATACCATTCTGGCGTTTTTCAAAATCTCTTGGTTTATCTACATCAACATATTGAGGTGAAATAAACTCACTTCTATAACCTCTAATATATGCCTTACCAGGACTAACTTCAATTGCTAATTTACTATCAGTTGCTTCAAATCCTTGAGCAGATGTTTGTCCCTGTTGATAAACACCATTATTAAATCCATCATTAAGATGCTCACGCATCGTAACATCAAATGTGTCAATTACATAATCACCAGACTCCTCGTAAGTACGACGAGCCATAGATTTTTCTAACTCACTATATTCAGTTCTTTCAACAAAACTTTCAACTCTACTATTATTAATTCTTAGTAATTCAATAAAATTCTTATCTGCTTCATCCGAAATCAGTCTCTTAACAAACTGAGTTTGAATTTTAAATCTATGAGCACCTGGAGCAGAGTAATTAGAAGTTCCTGCAGCATTATCATTTAGAGATTCGTCATCTTCTGGAGTGACAATAGACTCAAGAATATCGAGACCAACCCTATAAGAAGGAGTGTTTGTGTACTGATCAAGAATGATATAAGAAGATGGTACATTCACAAAATGACCACGGATATAATATACACCTTCACTAATATAAGCAGTAGATCCAATTGCAGTGGCATTAACAGGAAGGAGTTGTGCAAAGGGAGTACCAATTTCAATCAGAGTTGAACCAAAAGTAATCTCACTATCTGTAATTAACTGTTCATTAATCTGGAACGTCTTTAGACCTGTTTCAGATGTTGTATCTCCAGAATCAATATACTTAACATATAAAGTGATATAACTTCTTTCCGATTCTGTAGCAGAGATACTGTATAGAACTTTTGCTCTGACACCTGTGGTCAGTCCTTCAATAATAGTTCCTGTTAATTGACTTCTATAAGTCTCAACATCACTACCTAAAAAAGATTCTTGTAGTAAAACTGCTTGAACATCCAAGTCATAACCCACTTGGCCAGGAATGACCATCGCCCCATCTTTGAACAGATGAGTTCCAACAGACTCTACTTGATTTTGCAGAATACTCTGCATTGTGCTAAGTTCTCTCGCCTGAATTGGAAATCCAGGTCGGAATAGCACCCTATAAAAATTATTATCCTTATCGAAGTCGTCGTAATAAGGGGTGACGTTTAGATTTGTGTTTTGTGCCATTAGAACTCGATTACGATTTTGATGTCTTCTACTTGGTCGTTTGCACGACTAATTGCTCTTCTATTATCTATATAAACAACCTGACCACTATTTGGTTCAATCTCGGCTTTTGCAAATCCGTTATTAAATCTCATACCCAAGTCATATTCAGTGTTGTTAATAGTTCTAGAAGAAGAATTTGGTACTGCGGGAAAGTTTACGTCTGGTTGACCTGATGCACCAGAAGTTGCTCCACTAATTACATTGGAACCGTCAAACTCATTTTGTGTGCCTGTAACTTCAGGGAAAATTCCATCAACAGAGTTCTGGTAATATTTTAGAACTTTTGTTATTGCATTCCAAGAAATAACACGACCACGAGCAGTAACGTTTGTTCCACCAACAACTCTAGTTTGAGTAATAATTTCGTCAGGAACATAGTTCCCTTGAAAAATTGGTGAAAAAATAACTGCTTTAGTTGCAGATACCGTTAGATCTGAGATGAGTTCTGCTGTTCCAAACTTAAGAGGATTTGTTACAAGACCAATACGACGATAGTCATTATCAATAGGGAAATCACCAGCACCTTCATCATATGATAGTTTAGCGTTGATCATGACACGAAAAGCGCCAATTTCAACAGCAGAATCATTACCGTGTCCATTTGGTGGAGGAATGATAACATCAACTTCTCCACTAGTTCCTGTTCCAATACCAGTGATAGCACCAATACTGATTTGACCGAATGTATATCCAGTACCACCAGAAGTAACTGTGGCTGATGTAATCTTACCACCATCAACAACGATGGAAACACGACCGCCAGCACCATCACCATTAATGGCAACATTATCATAAGTTCCGTTGTTATAACCAGAACCAGATGAGTTAATTACAACAGTATCAATTTCACCACCAACAGCATTTGTTTTTACCGCGTCATTGGTAAAGACGGGCATGTAATCGTTGGAGAAAAACTTAAGAACCGAAGCAACTGGAATAGTGTACATGTACTTCCAACGATATCCATCGCCAGTAGTAATAATACTGGTGGAAGTACCAGTAGGTTCAACAGTAGAAGGTTTTCCATTAGGATCAGAAGGAGATGTTCCGTTGTAAATACACTTATATACTTGATATTGTGAATTTACAACATAAAAATCTGCATCATATAGTTTAGTGGCACCAGAGGAGGCAGTCTTACTAGGAGAATAGTCATGACGATACATATCGTAGGTAAAACCTAAACCACCAGTGGTTTGTTCGGGAGATACCCAATCAATACGTCGACAAACCTGAATAGTGTCCGCAGCAAGGACTCTCTTCAGGGAAATCATATCGTCATATGAATTAGAAAACTCCGAGAAGGAGTCAACTGCTTGAGGGGGAGAATTTTCATTATCCCAAGACTGAGGTCTTCCAATGAAAACATAAAGTCTATCACGATTAGATCCTGCTAAAGAATCAGATTCAGTCGCATTGGGACCTTCAAGTGCCTTGATGAATTTTCTCGCAGAGAAAATTCTAAATTGATCAGTTAGTAGGGCTGCCATTTCCTAGGGGTACTATTATCCTTCTTGTTTATTTATGAAGGTTACGAACGAGCATTAGATATGTATTCAATGCTCTTAATTCTATAAGATGCTCCACTATTACCAAGGATCTTTTCACCACCCATAATTGCATATCCACTAGCACCTGAACCTGTGGTATCTCCGCCAGCATTTGTGAATGTAATTGTTGGGTGTAAGTTATATGTTCCATCAATAGTTTGTGGAATACCATAACCACCATTAGTTAATGTAATGCTAGATACTTGGTCTCCTGCAGTAGTCATAACTACAGTTCCAACCGCTTGTATATCTCCAGTATTCTCGACGGCGATTGTTGGTGGTGCTGTATAGTTTGTTCCAGGATTTTGAATATACACATCAACGATAGTGCTTTTCTCTGAGAATTGATATAAGTAACCTGCCTCACCTACAGAAACATTCCCAGTATTAAATGGAATGATAGATTGAACTTGGAGAATATTTGTGTTTGGATTCCAAGAAACAACAGTTCCTTTAATACCAGAGACTTCTCCAGTTACAACTTCATTGACGCTATAGTTTTGTCCATTACCAAATGAAGGGTCTACAGTAATGTTGACTAGAGCAGTATGATCGGTTCCTTCATTAAGACCACCTGCTGTAGAGATAGCAGCATATCTAAATGGTACATTTGCATCCTTAATAGCATCTCCAACTTGGAATAGTGTTGTATTTGTACCACCTTGTGTTTCCTCAATGCCATAAAGTGAATTATAAATTCCACCATCTAGATTGATTTGATTAGCATATTCTGTTGCTGTATTTACCAAATCTGGAATGCCATCCCCAGCGCCAGACTGTTCATCATCATCTTCAAATATCTTATCCGTTAGAGTTGTAATTGGTGTGGTCAATAAAGTAATTGTAGATCCTAATTCAACTAAAAGCACATGAGGTTCTTGCCCAAACGCGGTACTATTTGAAACTCCTGCATCAAATTGAACTGTTGCATCCTCTGTAGAAGGAATACCACCATCAATGAATGCAAGTTCATCAATTTCAAAAACAAGTAATAATTCTCTAGTAGACGAATTCCAATCATATACTTTAGCAATTTTATTTGATGCGCTCTCAACTCTACGAATAAGTCTATCACCAACATTAAATTTATAAGTTGAAACACCAAACTGATCATTTTGAGCATCATCTAATATTACTCTTTGGTCATAATTAAAATTAACTCCACGAGTAAGACCCGAAAACTTTTCATCAGTTTTTGAAGTATATGCAATAGTCTCATAATCAAGAATGAATTCTCCAGATCCTGGAAAAGCAGTAGTTGATTTTACATAAATTTCAGAGTCATCTGGAAGAACATCTTTTGACAATCCAGTCAAGAAAATGGTTGAACTATTATTGGATTGACGAGCTCGTGTTCTACGTTTTAGATTAACTAGTCGAGTAAAGATAACATTAGGTGAAGATGTATATCCATCACCCTGATCGGTGACAGTGATACCTGTTATTTCACCTTGGTTAATTGTGGCAAATGCTTTTGCTCCAATACCACCACCACCAGTCAAGAGAACGAATGGAGGTTCTTGATAGAACTCACCAGGATCTGCAATACTAATTGTTGTTACTTTACCAGTGATGTCAATCTTGGCAGCACCTTTAGCATCCTGTCCACCACCACCTTCAAAAATTACTGTAGGTGCTGTAGAATAACTTCTTCCAGGATTTAAGAGTGTGAGACCAGTTACTGTTTGTACTGTAGGTGTTCCTGTTGCACCAGATCCTTCACCACCCAATATCTTTGCCTTTGCCGATCCAAAGTAGTTATCACCGTTTCTTGACATCTTGATGTAGGAAACGCCACCAGTATCATCTAAAACAACTTCTCCTGCTGCTCCATCAGGGAATGTGTTTGGGAGCGAAGGAACAACATCACCTTCAAATATCGGAGTTCCGTAATACTTAGGACCGATAGCATATGGATATACAGGATTTCCACTACCATCTTCAGTCATAAAGTATGCATATGTTCCATTTGGATACTCTGGTGTTACAGCAAACTTACCATTAAATGCATCCAGTGTCCCAACACCAGAATCGTAAATATAATCCTGAACAAGATCTCCTAATACATAACCAGATTGAACAGTTCTAAGACCTAATCCCGAATTACTATATCCGAAAACATAAAGTGTAGGTGGTGCTGTAACAGGAACAGTAATTCTAGTTTCTCTTGTAGTTGCACCATTAAAAGCACTAACATATTCTGCAAATGTAGAAACTGCAGATCCATCAATATAATATTCGACGCCCAATGTATACAAGAATGAAGTCTGTCCAATTGCTGGTGGATCACCAACACTGTGCCAACCATCCTCAGTTTCACTAATTAATAAAAATTCTGCATCATTGGAAGAATCATTTTGATTAAAAATATGTGTTTTACCCCTTTCAAGGGACAAGAAATTTGGTCTAGACCCATCAAATAAAAATTCACCATTAGAAACTGTTATTGCATAAGTAACTGATGAAACAGTATTTACTTGAGGTCTAGTACCAGGAAGTTCAGCATTCGTCCTTAAACGAAAAGAAGATACTTCTCTTGCAGCATTACCGCTTGAATTGTATCCATAAGGTCCATAGATAGGATAACCATCATAAGACATGCCAAGAATTTTAGAATGCCCATCAAGATGACGACTATAATCTAAAGTTGCTCCCGTTCCGAAATAATTTTCAACATAATAATTATTGATTATAGGTTCAGCACTGGTATCAGTATCGATAGTAATATAACCTTCATCACCATCATAACCAGACATATTGGCATGATGTTTACAGAAATAATAAATTCTATTAGTTTCATCAGAATTCATTATAAAGAGTGGAGCATACTCATTTTCATAGTCTACAGATGGTGCTGCAGATGCTCCTGTACTCTGATAATATAGAACTCCAGGTGAATCATTATGAATTCCGTCAGAAGTTATACTGAACTGTATTGGATGTCCTACACCTTGAATATTAGATGAATCTGATTGATTAAATTTAATTAAAGAATTTTGCTTCACTTTAATATTATCGGGTGCCAAATAATACTGACCAGGAGAAAATGGACCAAACTTTTCAGCATCAACTCCAAAATCAATATAATAAACATTCAGAGAAATTGGTGGTGAAGTAATTGTGAATGTAAATCCATTAGAACCTAAACATCTATCATTTTCAGCAAAAACTTCTGCAGTGGAAACTGATCTGAGATAAATTCTAGTAATATTATTTAAATCATCTCTAGCAATTTTTGCAACCTCCCCTCTTGCACCACCACCAATTTCATCAACTATTCTACCAATACTAATATTTCCTAATGTTTCATCAACATTAGAAACATCTAGCATAATATTTCCATATTCAACCTTAATATTCCAAGTGTATTGTTTTAGTTTACCCCACTCAAATACACCATTTGCTGTAGAAAATTCATCAATGACTTTACTAGATTGATAATATCTTACATTTCCCTCAGTTACTGTATCATAAACAGTATTAGATTTTATATAGTCATACTTTACAGAATCAATAGCAAAATTAGTCGGTGCATTGCCTGCAGTACCCCATTCAGGAGTATGGAGTAAACCACCATTTGCAAGAATTCCTAAAACTTTATCCGTCTGTTCCGCTCGGATTCCTGCATCAGGAGCATCTTTACCACCACGGTAAATAAATGTCTGATCAAAATTTCTATCTACTAATGGTCCTCCAGATGGAATTGATTCCGTTTGAGTCCAGGTTGGTTTAGGATCATTATCAGAGACAATACGAAGTCTATCTGTATCAACAGCAAATGTTCCAATAGTAGGTGAGTTTGGATTAGATTGCCAAATTTTATTTATATTAAAAGATGAAATTACGTTTGGTGTTTCTTGCTCAGGGAAAAATCTCAATCTTAGAGGATCATACCCTCTTCCCCTTTCTAAAACTCTAACATGCGTAATTCTACCAGATGCACTATCAATAATAGGATACAAAAGTGCTTCTTGGTCTGGAGTTCCACAACCAGTTACAGTTAAACGAGGGGGATCTGATTGTGAATAACCAGATCCACCATCTACTACTCTTATCGCACGAACACCGAAAATCTCATCAAAGATTGGTTCGATGGCAGCACCTGATCCAGGAACAGTTCTTGTCATTTATATCAAACGATAACGTTAATAGTGCCATTCATCTGTGCATGAATGGTGCATTGATAATAAAGAGTGTTTGGAGCATCCATTGGGATTGTAAAGTACAATACCGAAGTTCCACTACCAGTTTGACCTGTAGTATATGGAGTTCCTGTTAATCCCTGAGTGCTTTGAACTCTAAATGGGTGTTGTCCCCCATTTGTACTATTGTCAAAGGCATATGTCATTCCTCTCATCACATAGAGAGTGGGATCACTTGTGACTCCAGAAAATCCAGGACCATTAAATGTAAAGTTATTAGCACCATCAGCACCCAGTTCCCACCAAGTAAGTGGACTACGAGTCACAACCCAATCAGTTCCATTCCAATATAAAGAATCGCCTTGAGTGATACCAGTAACATCAGTATCAGTTAATGCAGCAAGAGTTGTAGTAAGAGTACCATTGAAACTTACTGTTAGTGTATCACCAGTAACTTGTGTGGCAATATTAGTACCACCAGTAATTGTTAATGTATCGGAAGAAGTATTAGCAGTTGTACTTCCAGTATCCCCCGCAATGGTAGCAAAGATATTCTGTTCTCCTGCACCAGCTACATCATCAGCAGGAACAAAATTAGTTCCATTCCACTTCAGTACTTGGTTAGTTGTAGGAGCAACAGTTGTAACATCAACATCAGACAGAGCATCAATCCCAGAATACTCAGTAAGAAGTTTTGCTCTAGTATCACCAACACCACCAGAAGTGATGTTCATGTTCACATATGGATTATCATCACCATCAACTGTAAAGAAATAACCAGGTGTAGATGCTGCAGTAGGGGCATTACCTAATGTAGTATATTCATTTTTATAGGAAATTGTCGATCCTACACTAACACCACCAGTAGCACCATCAAAAATAGTAGTTAAACTTCCAGTGGTAATTCTAACGTCACCTGTTCCGTTTGGAGCAAGAGTAATATCACCATCAGATGATGAAATGATAGAATTACCAGAAACGTCTAATGCAGATGTTAATGCATTGAAATTACCAGGAGAAAATGATGACCCATCATATTTTAAAACTTGACCCACTGCGGGATTTAATACAGAGATGCCCAAAGCAGACCCATTACCAATGGCGGTATATAGTTCATTAAAATTATCATTAATTTTGTCACCGCCACTCCTTAGAGTATCACCTGTATTGTCATTGGCAACTGTGCCAATGTTTAGGGATTGTTTAGCCATTACTCGCTACAATTTTTAGTTATTTATGAGATTACTTCAGGGTCAATTACCTCTTCCCCATATAAGGAGATATCTGGTGCAGTCCAATCATCAGGAACTGTTGTTTCAACGTTCACATCTGGATTTTGATATCCAGTTCCAGTGTCTGTAACAGTAACACCAGCAACACCAATCAATGCCCTAACTTGACCTTCAAAACCAGAGATAGAGTCAAGTCTTACTGTAGGTCTAGAAGTATATCCAGATCCACCAGCAGTGATTTGTACCTTTTCAATAAATCCTGAAGTGAGATTGGCAGTTGCTTGTGCGTTCTGACCGAATACAGATCCAAGATAATCAAATGTAATTAAAGAGTTTGAAGACTCAATAACAGCAACCTCACGATCACTAACTTCACCTTGAATATCTATGAAGTCACCTGCTTCAACTGGAGGTACAACAACATCAGCATCAACGTCTGCCTCAGAACCAACGTATGAGAATGCAACGAAAGTAGATCCGAATCTAGGAATCTCCGAGAAGATGATTCTAGAACCAACAATCTCAAAACCAACTCCAGGTTCCTGAAGAACTCCATTGATAGAAACAATAATATTATTTTCAGGGCGGATAGTTGAAGATTGAACACCATCTGTAAGTGTAAGAGAGTAGAATATCTCATCTCTTCTCAAATTGAAGGATTGGCGTAATGAGTCAAACTCGAATGAAATATCATCCAATTGTCTTAACTTACCAATATAGAATCCAGTAAAGGAAGATCCAATATCAGGTGGTTCGGAGAACTGAATCTTATCAGAGAACGCAGTATATGCAGCACCCGCACCAGGTGGTTGTAGAATGCCATTGATGAAGATTAGCATATGACCTGCAGGATCTGGTAGATACTGAGTGCCCTTCTCAGTGGTAAGATTGAAGGTAGTTTGAACACCGTCAAATCCACGGAAGAATCTCTTAACTCTTGCTTTCAGAATCTTTCTAGTAAGAACACTTGAACGATAACCTTGTGGACCTCTTAGACCATCTCTACCAGTAAACGTTCCAATAACATTTGTTAGGTATAATCTCTTACTAAGTCCAACATCACGAACATCTTGCACAAGACCAGACGCTGCACCTGCAACAGTAGTTCTATTGGAAACTGTAGCAGTTCCCTGCAGAACAGTTTCACCCAATCCAAAATCACCAATAATATCTGTGATATTGAAAGAACCCTGTATTGGTGTGACATATATGTAATTATTATCAAGATCAACTTCGGTAATAGTTCCATATACGCTGGTGTCTTGTACACCACCACTAACCATTCTATAAAGTTTATTACCAACTTGGAATAGATCGAGAGTGGCATCTACAGAAACTGTTAATCTGAGATATCCGATAGAGGCAATTCTATCACCAACACTGATATCAAGACCTGCATACTTCTTAACTTCAAGATATTCTCTAGAAGACTCGGGATAAACAACTGATGTAGTTTCAAGAGATCCTAATAAAGTCTCAGTATCAACAGTTAGAATACCACCAGTATTATTAGTAACAGCAGACTGATTAACTGTATAAGAAATGGGTTGTGCAGACTCGGTGCTAGTATATCCTTTGAATGAAATATCTTCTTCAAAAGATCCTCTGACGTTGATAACGTGTAAGCGATTTTCAATGGCACTTACTTGTGCTGTAGTGGTATTGGTGGCACCTTCAATAATATCAGTGATTGACCAAGTTCCAGCAGTAACAGCAACATCGAGATACTTATAGTTTTCATCTTCATAGAATCCATAAACAATACCAGTTATGCTGCCATCACCTTGCTTTTGAACCACTTCATTCATTGTGAAAGGTCCATCAGTAATATTACCATCAATTCGGAATCTCTTATATGCTTTAGCAACCTTAGCTTCATTTATAGCAATTGTTTGAATCTCTGCATAGGTATCTTTATCAAGGGAATAGAAATAATCAGATCCAATAAGTTCACCACTAATTCCGACAGGAATATCTCTAGTTCCATAAGATTTAGTTTGAATTGTAATTGAATTTGTTAAATCAACATTAGTGTAATGATTACTAGATTTTAATTGTTCTTCAATGATATCAATATTGCTTCTGATGAATCCCATGACAGATTTTCCATCATAGTTAGCACCAGCAGTAGAATCGTAGAATTTGTAGAATCCTGAAGTAGGAGATGGACTTATTAGATCATTATCCAATGCTCTTCTAAAGAAATCCTGTAAGAGATCTAAAGTAAATTTCTTAATATTATATTCAACATTTGCATAAAATTCTTGACCAGAAACAGCAACATATGTTCCCAAGACTTCATTCGATAACTTAGCGCCCCAAGCAAATACACCTGGTCCACCAGTAATATCTAAAAGATAAATGGATCCTGCATTTGAATTTTGATCATCTCCTCCTGAAGCAGCAATATAAAGATTGCCGCTAATAAGTGTTACTGCACTACCAAATAAATCTGCAACGTTGGCATCAAATGCGCTTTCAATAATTCCGTTAGTCCCATCTAAATCATACAAGAACACCAAACCTTGAGTAGCAACTCCACCACTAGATAATTGATCGTTAGGGGCACCAACAGCAACTTTACCATTATCAATAGTCATTGAATGACCAAACTTGATTCCTGCAGCACCACCACCATCACCACCAGCGACGGGAGTCAACTCTACTTCATTAGTACCATCTAGATCAAACACCCATGCTCCACCTCTAGCAGCATTACCACCGACTGTCATATTGGGAGAGAAAACACCAATCTTATTATCACCAATAACTACACCATAACCAAATTGATCCCCTGTTGAAGAACCCGCATGAGTGAACTTAACTTCATTTGCACCATCAGCAGCATCATAAACATAAACAGCACCTGTGCTACTTGTTTCACCAAGAGCACCAACAGCAACTTTACCATTTCCAGCAGCGACTGAGAATCCGAACCTATCACTAGCAGCAGCATCGGATGCTTGAATACTATATTCAAAATTACCACTTAAATCATAAACACATACTGCACCTTGTTGTGCTTGATTGTTTGCTGCACCACTCCAACCGTTAGCACCGATGTAGACTTTATTGTTGAAGATAGCAACAGATTGTCCAAAGTAATCGTTAGATCTTTGGGTTAGATCAGAAGTACTCATATCAATTTTAACTTCATTACCACCATCTAAATCGTAGATGTAAACTCTGCCTGCATTGGCAAGACCATTCATAGTTTCGCCATATGCACCAATAGCAATCTTACTATTTCCAATTGAAGTAGCATTTCCAAAGTAAGCGAAAGAAGATTTAACACCAGGGAAAAGTTGAACTTGATTTGAACCATCTTGATCATAAACATATACGGTTCCATTACTAGTAAGACCATCTGTAGATGCTAGACCTGCACCAATGACTACTTTTCCGTTTCCACTAGACATACTCTCAGCAGTTCGACCAATTTGGGAATTGTTAGCGAGTGCAGGAGTAAGTTTGATGTCATTTGCAGTTCCTGTAAAATCAAGAAGTGCTGTTGTATTACTCAGAATATTGAGTTTATTGACAAGAGTTGCAAATCCAAAACCAAATTCTGTGGTAATGAACAATCTGTACCACCCATTACCAAAAGGAATTGCTCCATGCCCAGTAACAGTAAGACCAGAGGTAGTAAAGATACTTCCAATTTGTCCTGTGGTTAAATTGGCATTGAAATGTGCGTTCTCAGTGCCAGAATCTAAGAATACTGTAAATCTTACATTGTTATATTCAGATGCTTTTACAAACATAGACGAGGTAAATGTTTGTGTTGGATTAACCGCACCACTATCAAATTTCAATGAACCACTATCAAATTTAGATCCATCACTATCAAAGGTATCAAATGAAGTTAAACTATAAGATCTTTGAATATGATGTTGTCCTGTGGTTTCAGTAATTGCAATTTTTTCAGAAGTAATTGTATTATCAGGGGAAGTTCCTGTATTTACAGATACTTCAGTTAATGCTGTTGTCCAATTAGAATCAAATTGTTCTGGAGTTGTCCAAAGATTAGTAGGAATTATAGAACCTTCAATTAGAGAAGAAATTGCACTAGCAGTTTCGATGGTTTTGACATTAGAAGTATCATTGTACCATTCATGTACAACGGACACACCATTCTCACCAATCGTTGCCGAGGCACCAGATGGAGCAG